TCAAACCAATGAATCATCAGAAGGAAACATCATCCTTTTTGACATTGCACCCACGCGCTTTTTGTTTTAACGAACAAGGTACTGGTAAGACTGCATCAGCTATCTGGGCATCAGACTACCTGCTTGAGCAGGAATATATCCGTCGGGTATTGGTCATCTGCCCAGTATCAATCATGCAAGCCGCATGGCAAGCCGACTTGTTTAGGTTTGCTGTTCACCGCCATGTAGATGTGGCACACGGAGATCGCAAGAAACGCAAGGCTATTGTTGAAGGCATCGCCGAGTACGTCATCATTAACTATGACGGTGTGGCAATCGTTGAGGAAGAACTCAAGGCTGGTGGGTTTGACCTCGTCATCATTGACGAAGCTAATGCGTACAAGAACCCAAAAACTGAACGGTTTAAAACGTTGAGAAGAATCGTCACTCCTGATACTTGGGTATGGATGATGACGGGTACACCCGCAGCGCAATCACCACTAGATGCTTATGGTTTAGCCAAACTATGTGTGCCAGCAAGAACCCCACACTTGTACACAGCATTTCGCGACGTTGTTATGTACCAATTTACACGGTTTAAGTGGATTCCAAAACCACAAGCTCAAAGTATTGTGCATAACTTACTACAACCCGCTATTCGTTTTGAGAAAAAAGATTGCATTGATTTGCCTGATGTGACACACACCTCACGATTTGCACCACTGACACCACAACAATCTAAATACTACAAAGACCTCAAGAAAGAAATGCTGATTGAAGCAGTTGGCGATGAAGTTTCTGCCGTAAATGCGGCGGCACAACTAAACAAATTGCTCCAAATATCTTGTGGCGCTGTATACACCGATACTAAAAATGTAATTGAGTTTGATGCGTCCAGTAGATTAAACATTTTGTTAGAGGTTATTGAAGAAGCAAGTCATAAAGTTTTAGTATTTATACCTTTTACACATGCACTGAATCTAGTACAAGATTTCCTAACAAAGAACAAGGTAACGTCAGAGATAATCAATGGCTCTGTAAGCGTGTCAAGGCGTACCGATATCTTCAAAAGGTTTCAAGAGTCAGATGAACCACGAGTACTTTTGATTCAACCGCAAGCGGCGGCACATGGGGTTACCCTAACTGCGGCGAACGTAATCGTGTGGTACGCTCCTGTCACGTCGATTGAAACATACCTGCAAGCAAACGCGCGTATCGATCGACCCGGACAGCGTAACCCTATGACAATCGTGCATCTTGAAGGTAGTCCAGTAGAAACAAAACTCTACTCAATGTTGCAAAACAAATTGGACTTCCATAACAAGATTATTGATTTGTATAAAAATGAAATTAACTCTTGACAAAGTCAACAAATAGAGTATAATGATTTTTGTTGGTGGTGTGTAATGCGGGTTAGCGCCGTATTTACTTGAATTGTGCAAATACCAAGTAAGTTGAACCACACTGCTTTATGTGAACGCATCATCAACACCTATAAAAAACAAATTGGAGTAAGAGTATGGAACAAGATGTTTCTATTGACAAAATCGTCGGCGCTTATATTAAGATTCGCGATTCAAAAGATGCTATATACGCAAAGTATAAGGCTGATACTGCCGAGCTAGAAGAGCAGATGACTACCCTAAAGCAAAAGTTACTTGAGGTCTCTAAAGAGACTGGCGTTACTAGCTTTTCAACACCGCAGGGAACTGCGTATCGAACCGTCAAAGACCGCTATTGGACTAATGACTGGGAAAGCTTCTACACCTTTATGCGCGAGCACGAAGCAATGCAGTTGCTAGAAAAACGTATTCATCAAATGAATATGAAAGAGTTCTTGGATAACAATCCTGATAGTGAACCTATGGGGTTGAATATCGACCGAGAATATGAAATCACCATCCGGAGGAAGTAATGGACATTGAAGAATTAGCGTTCCGCAGGGAACGCGACGAAATGTTCTACCGAGAGCGTGCGGTAGATCAGGCGCTTGAGCTGAACAAACAGTCCAAGCAATACACATCAGTTTCAGAACTGATGTACAACGCAAATGTTATATACAACTTTATCAAAGGAAAATCAAATGAGTAACGACCTCGCGCTCTTTAGCAACAATCTCCCTGACTACCTAAAGGACGTCGGCCTCGACGACATGACCAAAGCGCTTGCTGGTAATACTGGCATGAAGCGCATCTCCATCCGTGGTGGTGTGTTTCGCATGATGGTCAGTGGTGAAGAGATTGCCAAGAATGAAAACCGTTCAATGAACATCGTCATTGTTAATGGTGCGACAAAAGTGTCGCGTTCTTTCTATGCTGGTAAGTATGTTGCTGGTGAGACTTCGCACCCTGATTGCTGGTCTAACGACGGTGACAAGCCCGATGCAAGCATCGAGTACCCACAACATTCTTCTTGCGAAGGCTGTGAGCAAAACATCAAAGGTTCTGGTCAAGGCGATTCCCGCGCTTGCCGTTACCAACAACGCTTGGCTGTTCTATTAGCCGACGACGTTGCAGGCGATGTGTTCCAGTTGGTGCTACCCGCTAAGTCGATCTTTGGTCGTGGCGATGTAGACAAGATGCCGTTCCAACAATACGCTAAGTATGTCGGCGCGCAAGGTAAGAGCATCAGCACTTTGGTAACAGAGATGCGTATGGACAGTGATAGCGATACCCCTAAGTTGACCTTCAAACCCGTGCGTTTCTTATCCAAAGAAGAGTGGATGTCCGCTAAAGACAAAGGTGATAGCCCTGCCGCTAAAGCCGCTGTCGTACAAACTCCATCACAAACTGATGGGCCTAAGAAGAAAGCGATTGCCGCACCCGCACCTAAAGCACAGGATGAAGAAATCATGCCTGAGCCAACAAAGCGTACTGCCAAGAAGAACGCCGAGCCCGCTACTAAGAAGGAATTCAATGACGTGCTCAAACAGTGGACTGAAGACGAGTAATGGATAACAGAGGTTACGCAACTCGAATCGTTCGCGCCAACCAAGAAGCAAGTACAGAGAGCTCCGGCGTAAAGCTGGGGCGATTCTGTATTAAGAAAGATTATCCCGTTCGTGAAGTCGCTGAGTACTTTGGAGTTAGCCGCATGACAATCTATAAATGGTTCTCAGGCGATTGGATTCCACGCAAGGTACACGAAGCAAAAATTAACGAGATGCTTTCTAAGGTTGGGTTTGTTCAGTAGCGTTCGGACGGGGCTCGCCGCGCCCCTCCGACGCATTTCTTAGAGGCGGCTATGACAAGAGCAGGGTTACTGTCGGCGGTGCTATCGCCAGACGGGTGGTACTGCGTGGTCGGTCTGAAGAAGACAGGTCACCCTCGGCAAATATTTGTTGAGGATATGCAGGGTGTAGAAGACGCCGTTCAAGATTTATTGGACGAGCAGTTTGACGTCTATTTTGCTTGCGCAAAGTATGAAGAATCAGGTTCACGTACTAACGATAACGTGAAGAACATCAAGTCATTTTGGCTTGACATTGACTGCGGAACAGGTAAGCCATATGCGGATCAGTCTGAGGGACTAGAAGCACTTAAAGGTTTTTGCAAAACCGTAGGATTACCGAAGCCGACTGTAGTGGATTCGGGTCGAGGACTACATGTCTATTGGCCTTTGACTGCGCCGATTGCCCGCAAAGAGTGGGTGAATGCGGCTAAGCGTTTGAAAGTTTTGTGTAATGAGGAAGGCTTAGAGGCCGACCCCAGCCGCACGGCTGATGCCGCATCCATATTGAGGATGCCAGATACGCTCAACCACAAAGCCGAGCCGCCGCTAGAAGTAGCAGTTATGGTGATGGGCAACGATATTTCGTTTGAGGATTTCAAAGACAAGTTAGGCGTGATGGATGAGACGCCTGACTATTTGCCTACATTTGCAGATGATATGACTAAGGCGCTGATGGGCAACCGACAGCACCGATTCCAAATCATAGTAGACAAGAACGTAAACGGAACAGGCTGTCTGCAGCTAGCTAGAGCCATTGCTGACCAGAAGATTTTAGATGAACCGCGCTGGCGTGCGACATTGTCTATTGCTAAGTTCTGTACCGATGTTGATACAGCTATCCATGATGTATCTAGAGACCATCCAGACTACAACCCTGATGCCACGATTGCTAAAGTTGAACTAATACGAGGACCTTATACATGTGAGTCGTGGGAGGCTATCAATCCATCAGGTTGCGTAGGTTGCATACATAAAGGCAAGATCAAATCCCCTATCACGCTCGGCGCAGAGATTGCGGCGGCGCTACCCGAGGACAACAAGATTGAATATGTGGTTGAGGAAAAGACGGTTGTCTATGACGTCCCTGAGTACCCCTTTCCATATTTCAGAGGTAAGAACGGCGGTGTCTACCGCAAGTCAGATGACGAGGACGACCCCGAAGCCGACTTGATTTACGAACATGACCTATATGTGGTCAAGCGATTGAAAGACCCGCAAGCGGGCGAAACAATTTGGATGCGTCTGCACACCCCCCGTGACGGCGTAAAAGAGTTTGCTTTGGCTGTAGTGGATTTACTAACAACAGATAAGTTGCGCGAAAGGCTGGCTTGGTTTGGCGTCGTGGCGCTGAAAAAACAAATGGACAACATCATGGCTTACATCGTTCGATCGGTGAAAGAGATGCAATACAAACAAGGAGCAGAAATTATGAGATCACAATTCGGCTGGACCGAGAAGAACCAGTCATTTATTATTGGCGAGAAAGAAATTACCGCACAGGGTGACAAGTACAGCCCACCATCTAGCTACACCTCGGGGCTCGTAGATTGGTTTAACCCAGTTGGTTCGTACGAGGAATGGCAAAGCGTTGTGAATGCGTATGACCAGCCGGGGTTTGAGCCACATGCCTTTGGGTTCTTTACTGCATTCGGTGCGCCACTAATGCGCCATCTAAACCTCAAGGGTGCAATCGTCAACATGATTAACAACGAGTCTGGCACAGGCAAGACAACAGCGATCAAGGCTATGCACAGTGTGTTTGGGCACCCAGAAGAACTAATGTTGATCGAGCGAGATACCATGAACGTGCGCTTGCACCGACTAGGTGTTATGAACAATATGGGCTTGGGCTGTGACGAGATCACCAAGATGAAGGCAGATGACTTTTCTGACTTTGCGTATGCAGTTTCACAAGGCCGAGGCCGTGGGCGGATGAAGTCCAGTGAGAACTCTGAGCGCATCAACATGGCTAAGTGGCAGACTATCCTTCTCTGTTCTTCAAACGCATCTGCTGTAGATAAGCTTAAGTCCTTGAAGTCCACACCTGACGGTGAGCTCATGCGGGTAATTGAGTATCAAATCCCTGAGACTAAGCTGATGACTAAGCAAGAGGCTGATGAGTTGTATCCCAAACTGTACACAAACTATGGTCATGCAGGCCCTATTTACATGCGTGACTTGGTGGAGAACTTGGAAGAGCGCATCCTTGAAGTCAAACAGCTACAACGCATCATTGATGAGCAGATGGGGTTTACCAACCGCGAGCGGTTCTGGTCAGGTGTGGCGGCGTGCAATCTAGCAGGTGCATTGTTTGCTAAGCGTTTAGGAATTCACAGCATTAACGTCGGTCGTGTGCTCAAGTGGGCTACAGCTGAGTTTGGTCAAATGCGTTTGGAGAATAAACCCCCAGTTACTACGCATGCTAGCGTGATCGGTGAATACTGGAGCGAGCACCGTCGCAACACTTTGGTGATTAACGATAAGGCGGACAAACGCACTGGGGTAGAGATGCTCCCTATCTTAGAACCACAGGGCGAACTTATCATTCGGATGGAGCCTGACACTAAGAAGCTATTTATTATCTGTAAGAAGTTGCGGACGTGGTGTGCTGAGCACCAGATCACTATTAAAGATGTGCTGGCCTCGCTTACAAACGACGGCGTCTATGTCGGCATAGTGAAGAAGCGCATGGCTAAAGGTACGAAGATTAGCGGTATTCCACCTGTTGACGTCTTTGTATTTGATTGCTCGCAGGGTGATTTCCTAGACCCCGATGCGTTCATGGGTACTTCAGATACGGACGAGGCCGACTCCGCCGATGAGGATAAATGACCTTGACTACAACATTAACTGGCGTAAGTTTAAGAGAGGCACGTCGTTCTTTATACCGTGCCTAAGAATAGAAGAAAGTAAAACCACAATCCGAGCCGTGACTAAGCGGCTTGGGTTTAGGGTGGCAATAAAAGCCGTCATTGAAGACGGCATCAAGGGACTACGCGTCTGGCGTAGGTGATTACTGCATACCGTAGCGCAACATAGGAGCAGTACGTCCTAACATCTTCCCATTTAACTTTGCGCCGATTGCTTCGGCTTGTGCTTTAGCTTCTGCACGAGCGTCAAACGAGTTGGAGATAGCGTCGCCGTCGATAGCAACCTCTGGGTACTTTAAAGAAAACTCATTCGATTTTTGCAACGCGTCTGCATAACTAGGCTTGCCACGTTCCATCCATAGACGGTCAAGTAACGAGTTGCGTCGGTCTATGATTTTTTGCTCATAGGTTTTGGCTTGGATAGCAGCCTTCTGTGCCTGTGCAAGTTTCTCTGGCTGTAGACCAATAGCCTGCATTCCCAGTTCCCATGTAGTAAATTGCTCTGGGTAGAGCCCGCCAATAACTTCACCACCACTAGATGTAGCACCTTCATCTCCAAGACGATACGCAGTAGCAGCTTTGCTAAACATAGCAGGGGCAGCTTTTTCAAATGCACGACCCCACTGACCCTCACCTGCTAACTGCCAAGCATCTGCCCAGTTAAGCCCTAACCCAACAGTTGGGCCGATGTTAGCAATAATGTCTTGCTGTAACGACTGGCGTACATCAGGAGAATATCGTCCTTCACGCCACCAGAGGTTTTTTAAATCCAAACTAACACGATCAGCAAGTGATGTTCCAGTCGCAGTAGCAAGAGGTCCGCGTGCAAGCGCTTCGCCAAGGGCAACGCCAGCCTTCTCTGACTTCTCAGCATCCATACCCATCTTCTTAAAGATTGCTGCGGCGGAACCACCGACTTCATTTTCCATGTAGTTGTAGAACCAGTTCTCCCAATCAAAGAACTCGTCATCGTCATCTGGTGCAAACATCTGAATGAGTTGACCGAGCATGGAGAAGAACGGCTGAGCAGCTATACCACCGAACAAGAACGACATACCGAGGATACCCGCAAGACGCT